GTCGTACTGATGGATTAGCATTGACAGTTTCACATAAAGAGTTGAAAGATACTATTGCTCTTGCCCATACCCAATGGAAATCATGTTTTCCTAGTCATGTAAATGGTACCTTCCCTACCACAAGATATGACAAACAAGTTATTAATTCTAGACTTATTCATCCTAAGTCTCCCATCAATTTCTTGCCTCTTGGCAGCAATGTTGAATTTCTTGGTCAAACAGGAGCACGAGCTTCTTATACTAGTAGTAAAGTAATGACCACTCCCATTTCAGATGCTGTTCATGAGATCACTGGTGTTCCCAATAACTATGGACCACCTCAATTCCATCGTACTAATATGTGGCAAGCTTCTTTAGCTATGTCTGCAAATCCTGGTGCTGGTGTTGAACCTACTTTGATTGACATGGCAACTCTGGACTATTTGAGTGATATCAAAGAAAAATTCCAATCAGAAGATTTTGGTGATATGGTTAGAAAGGAAATGCGTCCTTTGACTGATATGCAATCTCTATGTGGAATTGATGGTAAACGTTTTATTGATGCAATGAAGCGTGGTACCTCGGCTGGTTTTCCTCTTGCTGGGCCAAAGAGAGATATGATTACTCTTTTAGCCCCAGAAGATTATCCTGATTTTGCTTGTCCAGCTGAATTTGACGAGAAAGTTATGGAAGAAAGAGATAGGATGGAAGCTTTATTATTGAAGGGAGAAAGATGTTATTCAATTTATAAAGCTTGTGTGAAGGATGAACCTACTAAAATAGGAAAAGAAAAAGTTCGTGTTTTCCAAGTTATTGATGTTGCGATGCAAATGATAATTAGAAGCAAATTCTTGCCTATTGTTAGAATGCTTTCATTGTTCCCTGTACTTACGGAATGTGCAGTGGGAGTGAATGCTCAGGGTCCTGAATGGGATCAATTAGCAAAACATATGAAGAAATTTGGAGATGATCGCATTTTTGCTGGAGATTATAGTAAGTATGATTTACGCATGCCTGCTTCTTTGATTACTGCTGCTTTTAAAGTAATGATTGAATTGGCTGAAACATGTGGTACATATACTGAGGATGATATTACTATTATGAAAGGAGTAGCTACTGAAGTGGCGTACTCGTGTGTGGCGTATAATGGAGATATGATAATTCATCGTGGTTCTAATCCTTCTGGTCAAAATTTGACAGTATATGTAAATTGTATTGTTAATTCTTTATTACTAAGATGTG